CCCTGGCCGTCGGCAAACGACTTCATGGCTTCGGACGGCTGCATGTCGACGATGTTGACGTCACGCTCGTTCAGGCCAAGGACGTGCAGCCAGCGGCTCAACATGTAGTGAGCGGACGTGCCCTTGGGGACGATGAAGGTCTTCCCGCGCACGGATCCGGGATTGCCGTACACTTCCGGGCAGTTGGGGTTAAAACCCTTCATTTTGAGGATGGGGCTGTCGGCACGCGTGAAAATAGCGTTGGAAGCGGATTCGTCGTTGCCGATGCCGACGATGTACAGGCGGCTGCTCAACGAAGCGGTCAGCGCGGGCATGGCGCCAACGCCGGCAATGGCCCAATTGGACGACTGCATTTCATCAATGACGTTTTTACCGGATTCAAAGGGCAGCAATTCGAGATCCAGCCCTTCAGCCTTGTCCCATCCCTTTTCTCTGGCGTACCAGACCAAAAACGTTTCATGCTCGCCGAGCCATGCCGTGCGAAGAGGCACAAGGGGCTTGGCGAACGCTGCGGAGCCGCTCAGGCACCACGCGACCACAAAAAACAGGGCCAACAGACCAGCAAAGGGATTGCGCACTTTCATGATTTCCTCATCCACCCATGAGAACGTTCGTTTCCCCGGCTTCCGAACAGAGCCACTCCCCACAGAACAGCCAAGGACATTTGCCATGACCATACCTCAAAAAAAAGGCAGTGGCAACGCGGGGTGCTCTTCAGAGTTTTTCGGTGTCAAAAGAATCATGGAACAAGCGCCGCATCATCACGCCCGACATGGCGGCAGGAACGGCATCAGGGCCATTCCCTTGCTTCTTTTAAGGAAGCGATACTATCTAATTATTTTAATATGTAACGAACATCCTGCACCAAACAGCTTGGTGCAGACGGCAAAAAGCGTCTTCCCAACGCCTCAAAAAAGCGAGCATCGGTATGCTGTGTGAATGCGAAAAACCCCCTCTCGGTTCGCGCCGGGAGGGGGATTTTTTGTGTCTTCAATCCGGCTTTTTCGCCACGAATCGGATCTCATCCCGGTGCTCAGGCAGCCACCTGCATTTGTTCAGGCACCACCACGGCGTGATGATGAACCGACCATCAGCTTTCGCTTTCCTGTCGGGATGAGCCCCCGACACGGCACAGTCGAGTGAACACAGCATTAGGGCTTGAACACGTTCACCGTGCGGGCACCGCAAGTTTTCCTCTTCCTCTGGCATAGGTAGCGGCATGACCTTCCTCCTTGTTTCTAAAGAGTCTAGCCATGCCTACGATTTTTGCAACGGCTATGGTTCCACGGGCCACGGACAGGCCGGATCATCCGGACCGCCCCACGGAAAGCCCAGTTGTTCGGGCAGATCGCGCAACGCTTGCCGATAGACCTTGATCTCTTCAAGCTTGTCTTGTGAGATCGGATAGTCCGGCATGACAAAATGATCTGTGAGAGCAAGCCGTTTGTTGCGCTCGGCGCGTACGCGAACCGCGAGTTCTTCGGTTGTCGGTACGGGCGGCGTATACGGCTGTTCCTCAGTCACGCATTCGGGATGCGCCTCGGCGTAGGCGAACACGGCGTCCCATTCTTCTGCGAACTCGGCGGCATAAGGGTAAACGTGATACGGGAAGCCGTTTTTCGTGATGACATAGGAATCATCAGCGGTTCGGTGGATGATTTGTTCGTAATTCATGTTCATATCCTTCTAAGCAACCCTAATTGCCATAAATACACCACCTCTAGTCTGTACAGCAGAGCCTCCAGCGAGATCAAATATCTCACCCTCGCCGTTTCTTGAAGTAATGCACCTCCAAGTTCCTCCGGCTGGGAGGACTGAACCATCTGTGCCAACGCGAACGTTAGGAGTGTATACGCTCCAGCTTGCCGCACCAACAGAGAGAACTGAGGGACTACAAGGCTCCATATCAGATCCGCCCGTCGGCAAACACCACACGTATAAGGGGGATTGCCCATACGGAGTGCTTCCCCACTTTGTGTTTCCCAAACCCGTAACAAAGAGAGTTTCTGCGGAACCCGCAACCTGCGCACGGTCAGCCAACGCAGCTTGTGGAGCCTTTATTGTTCCTGCATTAGTTGTTACGATATTTCCGAGATCGAGGACATCCGCCTGCGCCTTCAGTCCGCTGGGGCTCCACCCGATATATATCTTTTGTCCTTCCTGTCCCGCGCCGCCGCCCTGCTGCACAGGCATAAACCCAAGGTTCGGTTGTTTGGTACTCGCCAAGTCGTAAGCTGTCTTCACCGCAGTGGCGGACGCTGCCGTCGTCGAATCAGTAAGGTTCACGCTATTTGTCAGCTTCACTGCGAGAGTCACGTCAGCGGAGAGCGGCCCGCCGCCAGTGAGCCCCGTTCCGGCGATGACCCGCCGCGAATCTGGAACAAAGTCGCCGGAGACAAAAGATGCAAGCGAAACCCAGTACGCGCGGTTTGCTTGCTGTGCAGGGTCTTTTGCTCCAGTTCCCGATACATCTGGCCCGGAAGGTTGCAACGCGATGTACTCGACATCATCACTTCCTTTGACATGAGAGCCCGCGATATAGTTCAGCGTAGCTTGCCACGGGTAGACGCATCCGGATTGTTGGAAAAAGGCGTGTTGACCAAGCAAGTTGAAAAGCGCGTTCATCCACGCTCTTTCAACCATGACGCCGCCCGCGTCCGGGTCGACCTGCGTGATGAACGGAAAGAGATCCCGGAAAGAAGGAATACCTTGACCTGTCGGGGTCGTCTCAGGGATCTGCACGGTATCCGCTGCATATCCCAAGACGTTGGGCATGATGCTAGGAGTCGAGGGAATAGGCATCTACAGGGCCTCCATACGGCTGAAAAACGCCGTTGTTGAAATTCTGACCGCCGGATCCGGCGAAACCGAAGGTATGTTTCGGGATGACTTGATAGACGTCATAGCCGACGCCCGCAGGCTTTGGGGGAACGTCATCGCGCAGGAGAAGCGCACGCTCGTATGGCTGGAGCTTGAAGCCGATAACGTAGCGTATTTTCATCGTTCCGACATGCACGACGGCAATATGACCGCGATCCGAGAAAAGCCAATGAACGATCTTGTTCAAATCTAGGAGGCTGCCGTCGGTGATGTTCGAAGCTGCTTTCATCCAGATCAAAAGATGATATGCGTTATCTTGAAGTATGAACGTGTTCGATTTGCTCTCATATGCAAAAGGACCGTGCCCAAAGTTGCTGAGGTTTGAACCGGAGAAACCGAACGGCTTGATGTCCGTCGCCTCTACTTCAAGCGTACGCGGAATGGCGACGATGCGTCCCCACACGTCAAGCCCCCATCCGAATGCCGTTTCTGGGTCAAAGACGGACTCATAGAACGCCGCAATATCCGCCGTGGGCTCAATGACGGCATTCATCGATTCGATGAGCGCCAGCAGCCGTTCAGAGTTGTCGTACTGCGAAAGTATCGTTTCGCGCCAGTTATCCACGGCCCGACCTCGTTTCGATGATAGTTACAGTGACGTTATCGGAGACGAGCGTGGGGGCTTCATCTATATTGATGGTGATGTAGTCGCCCCATGTTGGTGGGGAGCCTTCGCCGACGGGCGCCGCGATTTCGATACTCACCAAGTCGGTGACACCCGTTCCGAGCACGGCTGAATAAAAGCGGCTTGCATACACGGTATCCCCGATATGAACGCGCTGACCCGTATTTCCGCAGGCGTCGGCGGTTTCTCCGTAGAATTCGGCGACAACGGCAGCTTTAATGAGTTCTTCGACGTTGCTCGGCATTGAGGCATTTTTGCGGATAGCCACCTGAATGCCCACCGGGAGCGATTCCGGGCGCTCAAAGAGTACCGTCTCGACCGCTCCGGTTACCGGATCGGTCACAGTGACGCTGGTGTTGCCGTTGTAATCACATCCGGCTGAACAACGGGCGTAAATGGCCTCAGCAATATCACTATCCGTCGCGCTGCCGACGACCGCCACATAGATTGAGTGCGGCTTGAGCGTAACGCCCTGCACTTCAAGCGGCGCGCTGGTTTTGTTCTCGCGCACACAGACATCAAGCACGCCATCCAGATCGCCGACGTTGGCATAGACGGCGGCGGCGACGCTCCTGGCGTTCTTCGCGACGCTGGCGTAGCGCCGGGACTCGAACGCGGTCCGGCTCTCGACGTTTTGTCCAGTGATCCCATCGGCGTTTGTGATCGTATCCCACCCGGGGATGGTACGTACAATCGTAGTCACGGTTCCCTGCCGGATTTCGATGGGGCCCGGAACCTGACAGGCAAACTCCAAAACAATGCTTCCGGATTGAGGTATCGTGCCGCTTGTCTGACAGACCAAGATGTTCCCGTCCGCATCTTTTGCAAGCGCCGGGGCGTCGCTGCCGATGCCGGGGATGACGGTGCCGGGAAGCCCCGTACAAGTACAGGGGACGACCGTCGAGCGTGCGGGCTGCCGGGTCAGAAAGTAAATCTTGGCGAGCGCGTCTTGATAGATACCCTCCGCAGTCTCGGGGTTGAACATATTCGCGAGGAACAAAAGCTGGCTGTTCTTGTCCTGCACGATGGCCGTTTCGGATGTGATGAGCTGCCCCTGCGGCGTAGCAGGATCCGGGTTCAGCCGATTGTCGAATGCCGCCTGCCAATCAGTTTCGACAGCATCCCGGACGGTTGCGGTATCGGGTACGACCGGGCCGTTTTCGGTAAAATCGATGCTAGACTGCGACATCTGCGGTTTCCCCCGTTTCCGTAGTGATGCGGATTGTTCCGGTCAAAACGCGGCGTTCAAGCCGAGAAAGCTGCGTGTTGGCCTGCGCTACGCCGGGGACTTCAAGCGCACGGGCATTCGAGCGCGCACGCACGAGCTCGGCGGGAGGGAGGGACCCCAGCTCACGCATGAAGTACGGGATTCCGTCTTGCTGCACGTAGTACAGTTCTCCTTGGAATGTGCGTACATACGATGCGACATCCTGCACGATGCGCATAGTCCCCCCTGCCGAAGCAAGATTGCCCCCTACGGAGAGCGTCAAATCCCACTGTCCATCAAGACGTAATGATAGGAGCCCCGAATCTACCACTTCGGCAGTTGCTTGCACTTCATCACGAATATTAGACAGCGCGCGGATATTCAGAACCGCTCGGAAATTCATAAAGCCCCTTCTTCCGCTTTTACAGATTCAGCAAGCCGAGCCTGCGCAGCGGCGACAAGCGTCGCTATGTCCCGCCACTCTCCATCGCCACAGAGCACGTAGGTGGCTTGCCCGGCGGTTGCGGGCGGTACAAGGCCGCTTGTCCCGGCGGTCGATGCCGTCGCACCATCGTATTCGGGGACGGAGATGATACCGTTGGTGTTTGTGAGGCCGTCGCCGATTTGCTGTTCGGTAATGAGCCGATTGTACCCGCTGAATCCTTGTTCAGTATCGATGGTACTGACGGCGGCGCGGGGGAGTGTGTGACGTCCACTCGTCATCAACAGAGAGCCTCTGTACGTAGGCGACCCCAAGATCATTTCTGCAAAAGGCCCAGTGAACGGAACGTTTGAGGAACCCGATTTTATTGCGGTGTACGTGCCCGGTTTTTCACTGAGCATCCCGGATGAAAAATCGTGCGAACCTATTGCTTTAGCATTCCCAATCTGCCCCCGCGCACTCGCCAGATCAGCAAGGTCCCCCCCAATCGCCACGTCCTTCACGGTGATCACGCCGCCCGCGTCGGCCTGCGTGGTCTTTCCGTCGACAAGGTTTGAGGCTTGAGCTCGCTCGATCGCCTCGTTTGCAGTGATCTGTGCAGCTATTGCGGTAGACTGTGCTGCGTCTGCGGCTCCCTGCACTTGCCAAAAGAACCGTGTGGTTTGTCGCTCGAATTCGCTGCCGGACAGCGGTCCTGTAGGCGGCTGGTACTGAAAATCAGGCATAACACCCCCCGTTACTGTGGTTGTCCGGATATGCCGGAACCGGGCTCGACCCCGGTATGAACATGGGTTTCCAAGACCTTACCGTTGCTCTCAACCGTCCCTCCCGCGTTCGTGAGGCCGCCGGAGAACCGGGCCGGACCGCCGTCGCCCTGCGCCGTGCCCGTCCATGTTAGAGAGCCGTTGATGCGCACGTCGGCGTTGATGGTGAGTCCATTTTCCGCCGTCAGGACGGAAGTTTCCCCGTGCATCGTCAGTTTGGCCACTCCTTCGATGGTGACGCCCTCGTCGTCGACCAGCACATAGCGTTCAGGCGCGGCGTTCAAGAAACCTCCGAGATAGAAGCCGTCGCCTTTGCTCATGGCACGGGCTGACCCAGGATTGACGGTCCCGTCCGCTCCCCGGCTCTCTTTGAGTGATTCCGTGTCGCGCATGGCGTAGACGGCGAGGCCGATGTCGCCCGGCTGCGGGTCGATGACGAGGGCGTTTTTCCCGCCCTGGATACGCAAGTACGGGAGCTTGAAGAGCACGCTCTGCTCCTGCGCCTTCTGTTCGCCCGTCACGAGGTTGACGAGAGGCTGCACGTCGACGAAGCCCACCGGGGAGACGCCCGAGCCGGAGACGGCGACCACACGCACGGGTTCAGCCGTGGCGATGCGCCCGAGCATCTGGCTGATCATGAAGTCCTGCGCGTTGTACTCGCTGGAATTTGTCGAGAGGCCGCGTTGTCCCTGCATTATTTCTTGTCCTTCTTCGGCTTCGCGCCGGGATAGCTTGCCTTGATCTGGCTTACCCACTGCGTTGCTCCGGGATAGCCTGCCTGCAATTTGTGGCTCAGGCTTACGATCTGCCAGAGGCCGGATGCGCGGGGGACGATGCTCTCAATACGCACCGGGCCGCCGATCTGGAGCTTCGGCTCGTAGATGCCTTTCACCGTCACGCCTTCGTTGTCGAAGCTCGGATAGCCAATCATGCCGCTTTTCGCGGACCAGACGGGCGTCGAGCCGCCGTCATCGCTGCGAAGCGTCGCAAGCGGGGAGATGACCATCTCGCCGTCGTCGACGATAAGATCGATGCGGGCATCGTGGGCAAGCTGCTGCGCCTGTTCCATCGGGCCGCCGACGAGGGCCACGTTGCGCAGGGAGACGGAGACGCCGCGGTTGACGAAGGCAAGCTCCATCTGCTTTGCGAGTCCCTGCATAAGCGTGGCCACGTCCTGCGAGCCTTGCGCCGTCAACGGCGGCACGGGCGTGATGCTGGCGACGTATCCCGTGATGCACTCGATATCGAAAGAGGGGTCCGGTGCCGCGTTGAAGTTCGGGACGGCGCTTACGATATCGCCGGAGAACGCCAGAGACATCCCGTGCTCTTCATCGCCCGCATACACGGCGATACGGTTTTTCGACGCCTGCAACGGCTTGAACGCCAGCGTCGTCAGTGTCTCCATATCCGCCAAGGGCATGTTGAAAATTTTGACCTTGGCCTTGTTCTTCTCTTTCCCGCCGGGCTTCTGGATGTCCACATCCATGCCGAGCCGGATGATCTTGGTGTTCGCACCTTGCCCGGTAACCGTGTTGAAGCCGCCCTTGGCGAGCGTGATGTGCGCTTCAAGCAGCTTTTGGGTGAAGCTCGTGTTCACAGCGTTTCCCCTTCTTCGACATAAACGAGCTGGAATCGGTCGCCGAGGCCCGACCAGTGCGGATCCTCTTCGCCTTGCATATCGACAAAGTAGAGCTGCCCCCGGAAGGCGAGATAGTCGTACAGCTTCAAGCCGACGAGGTTACGGCAGATGACCCCAGACCAGATGACCGTCTGGTCGACAGCAAGGTCGCAGTACAGGTTCACGCCTCGGGAGATGAACCGGAGGGTGCAGTTCTGTTCCCCAAGCACAATCTGGAGGCTCTGGTTCGGCTCCTGTCGGAGCGGTACGGTCATCATCCGAAAATCCCCTCGCCTAGATTTTTCAGTGTGCTTTTTTGCGTCGTCTGCCCCTGTTGTTTCCCGGCATCCGTGGTGCTTGCGTCGGTCGGATTCTTTGCCTGCGCTTTACTGATTGGCTTTATCGTTTCGTTGCTGTACTGCGGCTCGACCTGCCGGATCTCTTGCAGCATGAGCCCCACAAGCAGCCTGTCCACGCCGTTTTCAGCCTTGCGGTCGTAGTCGTAGGAGACGAGGTTGTAGTCGAGAAACGTCTTTTCCGGGGTAACGATGCTCACGAGATCGGTACTTTCCGCCAGCTTGTCCAGCGCCTCCAGAAAAGCCGCAAGCTCGTCGCTCTTCCCAGTGCGGCCCAGCACGACCGACACCGCCGTGGGAGAAGCGACCTTGTTGTAATCCGCGAAACTCCCTTTCTCGACGGGGTTGGAACCGATTTTGTTCTCGGCCTTGATCGAGCAGGAAAAGAACGTGTCGAAGTCGAGGGCCTTGGCGCCGTCTTTATCGAAAATCGACCAGTTGCCGGGCTGTCCCGGCGGGAGCGCGCCGAATGCCATGTCAGTACCCGAATGCGCTGTCTGCCTGCGCGGTCTGATTACGAAGTGCCGGAACCACTCCTTCGGCCATCCCTTCCGCATCCGTAGCCTGCGTGTAGACCTTGACCTCACCCACATTGGTGGTTGACGTCATCTGACGCGAATTGTTGACGTTGCTCACGCTTCCCGAACGCGCATCCCCGGCCCGCACCTGCGGCGGCAGAATAGACGGGCGGACATCATCAACCCGCATCGAATCGGCAACGCCGCCGAGCTTGGCCTCTGTCTTTTCTTCTTCCGGGCGCGAAGATTCATCACCGCCGAGCCATTTTTTGATCCAATCTGGAAGCAGGTTGTAGAGTTTTTTTGCTACCCAATCCAACATCGATCTAAGTACATCATAAAGCTTGGTGACACCTTTCCAGATTCCTTCGACTGCCTTGACGACACCCTGTCCAGTCAACGAAAAGATAAGGATGAAGAATTTCGCAACGGCTTTCAGCGCGGCGCCGACGCTTTCAAGAATGCTTTTGATCCCTTCCCATAAAGACTTGAACCGCGCCCCAAGCTCGTCCCCTTCACCGAACATCTTCCAAAAATCTCCAAAAGCGGACTCACCGCCTTGGATGTAAGTGATGAGATCATCGATAACCAGCGCAACCGCACCTACGATTGCAATCAACGGCGTAAACGGCGCAATCGCAGCCCATGCCGCCGTCGCCATCGCGCTCAACGCCGGGAGCATGAGCGTCGTAATGACCCCGGCTAACGCCGTAAAGAAGACGATCACGAACTGCTTGTTTTCTTTCACCCACCCGAGGATATCGCCGAGCAGGTTCGTCAAAAACGTGATCGCAGGGGAGACGGTGCTGGCGAAAAGGGCTGAGATGGCCTCCCATGCGTCATTGAGCCGCTGCTGCGCCTCCCGTTGCTTCTTCGCGTTTTCGATGTCCTGCTTGCTGTAGATGGCTTGAGCCTTCTGGACTTTCAGAAGCTCCTCAATCCCTTTGCGGCCCTTGAGGATGAGCGGGATAGTTTTTTCGTCGAAGCCGATCTGCGTGAGGATCGAGGTCGCCTTCTGGCGGTCGATTTTTGACGTGGCGTCGGAAAGCCGAAGAAGCCCTTCTTCAAAGGAAACGGCCTTCCCTTTCGCATCCGTGAAGCTCACCCCCAGGTCTTTGGTCGCGTCCTTAAGCGGCCCGGAGTCGTGCAAAATGAGATCCTGCATCCAGTCGCCCAGATCCATAAACCGAGTCGAAAGTTCCTCGGCGTCAACCCCGGCGGCGGCTGCCGTCCGTTGCCATGCCTGCCAGTCTTCAATGCTCATGCCGAGCGCGTCCGAAGTCTTCTCGATAGCCTGAGCCTGCTCGTAATACTGCGCTATGGAGCTTTTCAGGATGGAGACGCCGCCGATGACGGCGAGGGCCTGCGCTGCCACGCTCTTGAGCCGTTCAAAGCCAAACGCGCCTTTGTCCGCCGCGTCTTCCAGCGAAACGCCCAGTTTTTTCGCTGCATCATCAAGGGCCTCAAGACGTTCTTTTGCCGCTCCGGTGCGAATAAGCTCCTCGCGCATCCGCTGATACTCTTTCGTCACCTCGCTGATTTCGCGGCCTTTTTGCACGGCTTCCTCGAAGGCGGCTTGCAACGAAGAGGCGACATCGGCAGACTGGCCAAGACCTTGGGCCCCCTTGACGCCTGCGTCATATGTCGCGCGCCCCGCGTCAACGGCTGCGGCCTGCACGCCGTCCAGCCGCTCCTGTGCGGCCTGCACCTGCGCTTTAAAATCCCCTGCTTTCAGCAAGAGGCTGACGACGAGTTCACCTGCGTTCATGTAATTTGCTCCAGAGGCGTTGATTATGTCCGTCCACGGCGATGATTTCCATCAGCTCGTAGGCATCGGACAGGCCGTACACGGTCTGCATCTCGTGCAGCGTCGCGAGGTTCCGGCTTACCGGGATGCCGACGCATCCGGGGAGGTTTGCGTAGTCCCGGAGCCCGAAGGGTTGAGGATCTGCGACAGGCGGGAGGTCAAGCCCTCGCCGCCATGCAAAAAATCCAGACAGACGGCGATGGCCTCCCAACGCAAACGATAGATCGTGCCCACGTCCTCGACATGGGCGTCGAGGTTTTGCGGAGTAAGCCTGATGGCATCATCGGGCTTGTGGGGGTTCGGGACGCGATAGATCTGCCCGAGAAGCTCGTCATAGAGCGGTTCGGCCTGTTCCCACCGGAGTCCTGAGAGCCCCCGGAGCCCGGCGGAAAGCAGCGCGGCGGTGTTCGATGACGCTGAAAGCGTTCGGATGTCGGCGGGCATCTCGGAACCGAAGACGGCGAGCAGCGCACGGGCGGCCCATTTTTCCAGCTTGGTGACGGGCATTTCCTTGACCTTGAAGGTCTTCCCGGCGTCGCGGCCCTTGTCGATGGCAATGAGCTTTTCGTTGAGCATGACGGCCTCCACGGTTTAAAGCGGACTCGCGGTCCACTGGTCAAAGGTGATGACGAAGGCGCTCGCCTGCAAGGTCTGAGCGGCGTTGGGGCTGGACTGTACGGAGGTGAGGCCGCCCCGTTTCCCGGTGATCTTCCGGTTGATGCTCGGCATGGCGAACTCGGCATTGCAGAGCATCACTTCCCGGGCGGTTTCCTGATACGTCGCCCAGTCTTCCATGATCTGGCGGCTCGGACTGTCCGCCGCGAGAGTGATTGTGACTTCCTTGTTGGTCGGCACCCACCCGAAGGAGGTATGCCCGTCAACGCCCTTTTCCGCGACGACGGGGGTATTCGTGGCCACGCTGACCATTGCGTCGGTGCTGAACCCCTCGATCTGCACGGGGCTGTCGTAGAGCCCGGGAACCGTCAGGAAAAGCGTGCAATTTGCCGCTGTAATCGTCATGTTGCCGAAGTTGTCAGCCATGTTTTACCTCATCATCACTGAATGGCCGTGGCGGGCATGACGATTTGCTGCACGCTGCCGCCGTCCATGTAGTAGAATTTACATTCGGGGGACTGGCGCTGTCCGCGTACGGTCGCGCCGGGGTCCTTGACCTGCATGTACCAGCCCTGCGTTTCAAGCGTCTGGGAAACGTCCAGCCCGATTTCCGCGAGGAGCTGCACCTTTTGGGTGTTCGAGAGGGTCACGCCCGTGCGGATAGCCCCGAAGTCGAGAAACCGCGTGATGGTGTCGAGACATGCCGTGCGGATCATGCCGTAGCCGCTCTCGTTGTAGGGGATGCACGTTACGGCCTTGAACAGATCAAGGAGGTTAAGCTGGAGGCCGTCTTTGATGGCGATGGCGTCAAGGTAGGTGTCGAGCCAGCCCCATTTGCCGGAAACCTGCCCATTCTGGAAAAACTTGAACTGGCTGGAGGCCGTGGCGAAGTCCGCATAGCAGTTGTAGGCGTTGGCGATCAGCGCATCATAGTTCTCGTCGTTGTCGCAGGTTACGGCAAGCCCTTCGCCATGCTTGAAGGCGAAGGTGAGCCGTCCGTTCGTCTCTTCAAAGTTGATGGAGGCCGCCGTGCCCATGACCCACGCGGCGAGCTCAGGCGTGTTGAACACGGGAACCGTACCGTCGAGTTCGAGCACCTTGGCGATCTGATACCCCGCCGAGGCCGTGGAACCCGCGACCTGCGCGGCGTTGTCGGTATCCCACATCACATAGGCGAAACGTGTGTCATACCCGGCGCACCATTGTGCGAGCGCGATCTTATCGTCAAGCTCGGGCTCCCATACCGTTGAGAACGTCACCCAATCGCGGGCGTACAGGAGCACGTTGGTCATGCAGTCGGGGAGCGTCTGGCCAGCCATGCCTACGGACTGGACGGCACCGGACTGTTCGGTGAGCAGAAGCAGCGCGCCGAGGTCGGTCCCGGCTTCCGGCGGCGTCGGAAAGGCCACGGCGGAACTTGCCCCGGTCGTCGGGCTATCGATCTGGAACGCCCCGGTCTGGCTGGAGTATGTCACCTTCGCCCCGGTCGCGCCCGCAGTCGTGAGCGCGGTCTGGATCGCCTCCGCAACCTGCGAAAAGCTGGTCGCAGCGGACAAATCCACGGAGGAAAGCGTGTGCGGCGTGTTGTCGATGGAAATGACCATCGCGCCGTTGGTGACGGCCTGCAACACGGCGATATTGCCCGTATACTTCGCGCCGCGCAGCCATGCGCCCACGGCCTCGCCGTTGTACCGGGCAAAGAAGATCTTGTCCGGGAGGCTCGTCGTGTTCACGTAGCCGGAAAAGTACATGGAAGCCATGCTTGCCTCTTCCGAAAGCGATCCAAAGTAATTCGCCACAGCCTGCGCGCTGGCGAACTGCACGACCCGGCCTGCGGGCAAAAGCTCGGACTGCGAAAGGATGAGCCCGGCGAAGGTCAGGCCCGGCGTGCCGCCCTCGATGATGCGGGGGATGATTTGAACCAGTTTGTCGGCATTGACGCTCATTGCGCCCTCCTGTGTTTGCTATGCCAGCGGATGCACGGAAAGTTCCGCGTCGGTAAAAGTATCCATCTCAACGTGTTCAACGCGGTTTGCCTGAACCAGCACGTTGAGCATGAAGCGGGGGTTGTACTGCTCGTCCCCTTCCGCCTGTGTCATATCCTGCGGGTCTTCGACGTACAGGGGGGCGATCCCGTAGGTCCGGAGGAAGCGGCACCCGACGCCGTCGCGTAGGAGCGTTGCGAGCGTCTGGGCACGGTCGGCGGCGGTCGGGCCGTAGACGTCAAGCTGGACACGGCGGCGCTGCGGCTGCACGATGGCCTCCCCGCCGCACTCGGTCTGGTGCAGGTTCGTCGAGAGGCGCGTCATGGTCATCGGGGTGACGAGCACGTAGCTTTTCGTCTTCGGCTTGCTCACGCGGTTGACGTAGCCGCGTACAACAACGGCGGAATCGCCGAGGTAACGCTTACAAAAATCGCCGAGGGCCTGCACGAGGATGCCGTCACTCATCGTCTCCCCCTTTGGGCGGTTCCGTGGCCCCGACTTCCGGCGGCGCGGTTTCCCGGAGCTTCACGCACCGGATTTTCGTCCAGCCTGCCGTGGGATTCCAGCGCTCCAGAACTTGATCTCCCTGCCACTCGGCGCCATCCCAGTAGAGAAGATCGCCGCCCTGCTCCGCCGGACGATCAAGGGCCGACCAGTCCCCTGAAAGATAAAAGTCGTGCCAGATCGTGTTCTGGCGCTGCTGCACGAGGAATTGCAGCGTCTTGTCGGCGACAGGCTGAGGCTGCGCCATGACTTCAACGGCGGGGGCCCATGCCGGGACCTGCTCATACTGCGCGGTTATGGTGAAGCCTGTGGAGACGAGAATCACGACCGACTGGAAAGGGTTCACGATGCTGATAAGCGGACGCACAAGTTCATGGAGATTCATCTTTTGACTACCTCGTAATCGATGGACTTGAGCAGGCTTCCGGAATCGATGAGCGTCCCCTTTCCCGCGCCCTTGGCGTTCTTGCGGCGCTTGGTGGATTCGGCGTTGTCCGGGGGCATATTGCTCTTGATCGTTGCTTGAATGTCGTCTGCCATGCGGCGTCCCACAAGCCGCATCGCCTCTTTCGGCGTCCGTCCGGCTTCCAACGCTTCCGCGAGGTTATCGCACCATGCGTCTGCCTTGGCATCGAGCGTTGAGCGCAGGAAAGGCCGGGAGGGGATGGTGACGGTGTGGGCTTTGACCGACGCATCCTGCGCAAAATCACTTTTGCCCTTCTTCACGAACCGATTCCCGACGCTGCCGTCACGCTTCCGCTTGAAGTACAAGGTTTGCGTCCGCTCAGGGATTTCGATTGTTGCGCCGTATTCGTTGTACGCCGCATACTCTGCGACGGGAGTACCACCTTCGCCCCGCGTCGCATTTTCGAGCACCCCGGCCTTCACGACGATATCGGGGGTAATGTACCGCTTGAGCAGCTTTTCGAGTTCTCCGGACACCATTACCCCCACGGATGCCAATACCGGGCGGCATAGTAGCGCCCGCCTACGGCATAGGGCTGGATGGCCTGCCAAAACGTCTGTCCGCACGGCGTCTGCGCGTAAAAGGCTTTCCCGGTGTCCTGGGGCACGGAGAAGCTGATGCTGACAGTTCCTTCCGTCGCCGAGGCCACTGGCCCGGCCTGCCCCATCGGCCACAAGGCCAGCGTCGCCAGATGGCAGACGAGGAGGTACAGCAGCGTCTTGCGGATCATGACGCCGTGGGCCGGGTCGTAGGGAACCGGGGATGAGTTTGTGTTGTCCAAGAGCAGACAGGCGACGTCGAACGCCTGCCGAAGCTGTGCATCGGTCAGGAGGGGCTGCCCGGTCTTCGGATCGACGAAGCGCGGGTAGTCCTCCCGGAACTCCTGCGGGTCAAAGACAACAACAGCCACGGTTTAGAACCCCGCCTTGCTCTGGAGCGGTTCGGTCTGCGCCTTGGGGTCGTTCTCCACATCCACGGGCTCCAACCCGTTGCGCAGTTCCGCCCTTTCGTCGGCCTCGTCCACGGCGTCGGCCTTGCGCGCCTGCGCGAAGATGAGCCCTGACTTGAAGATTTCCATGTGCGGACCATAGGTCTTTTCAATGTATGCCCAATCGTCGGCGTTCACCCGCGTCAGCCCGAACGCGCCCACGGGCAGCACGCCCTTTTCCTTTCCGCGCAGGCTGGCGGCGTTGCCTTCGATGAGCACCTTGCGTCCGTCGGGCATGGGGAACGTGATCCCGGTCGTCCGGTTCAAGGCGACCATCACGGTATCCGTCTTCGTCGCCTGCGTTGTTTCCGGGGCGGTATTCTTTTTGGGTCTGGCCATATCTCTGTATCCCTCCGTTGTTTTGGTCATCATGGCAAAAGAGCCGGGACGAAATCACCGTGAACAAAGTTCGGCTATGCGGCACGGCGAAGGCGGTACTTGCCCAGCATGTTCAGGTCGTTTTTCAGGGCCAGCCGGAAGGCTTCGATCACGTCGACGTGGTACGCCTTCACGCTCCCGAAACGGCTGTCCTCGATTTCCCGGATTTCGTAATCCATACGGCGGGACATATCGGAAAGCTTGCGTCCCGCGACGGAGTACGCGGCTGGCGTATCATCGAAGATGTCAAGGAACCACGGGATGCCCTTCACGGACTTGTAGTCCCTGCCCCGCCCAAGTTCGTTCTCAAGAGCCGCAGCCTTGCGTACGGCTGCGGAGGCGGTTGCCATTGCGGTGGCCTCGCGGCGTGAACCGATTTCGGCCTTGGTGCGGATTGCCTCGTCGCGCTCGGCTTCGATGCGCCTGATGGTGTCCTGCGCGACCAGCACGGCGCGGGCAAGGATGGCTTCGGGCGTATCGTCCGGCTTGGCTATCAGGTAGCCGCCCACCTTACGAATGGAGGGGATGACCTCATGTGTCACCCACCGCTTGAACGCCTTGGCTTCGGGCTTGCGGGAACGCAGGATGAGGGAATACAGGCCCGGTTCGGAAATGATACGGCTATCGCGTCGCAATCCTGTGGAATCATTAAGAGTGTGGATAATATCGACAATAGGGCGTTGCTCGTCGTGCTCCAGAATGTCCGGCAGATCCCGCGTCTCCGTTCCGAGGACGGCGCATACATCCCGCGCCACAAACCACGGCTCACCCTTGTGCTCGATCACGCGAAGGGAACCGAACTTTTCATGCTCGAAAAGAGCCAAGGGGGAATTTTCCATCGCTGCACCTCCATAGTGTTTTGGAGATGATGCCGCATGGCGGCGTGGGGGCACACCGTGAACAAGGTTCGGGAAAAGCTCTCTCACCTCTGGCGCTTGACATGGGACATGCGTTATGGCGTCCTACTCGGAAAGCAAGGAGCCGCCATAATGATGGACTTGAAGAGCTTTGTAGAAGAAACGCTGTGCCAGATCGCCGAGGGCATCCACGGCGCGCAGACGCGGTTGCGGGGCTCTGGGGCGCTCATTAATCCGTACTACCATGCTAAAGAAAATGGCCCTGAACGGATCAAGAACCCCGAAGCGTTTCATTCCCAAACCCAATTGCAGACCGTGGCTTTTGATATTGCCATTACGGCCAGCAAGTCTGGCAAGGCTGGAGGCGGTTTTGGCGTGGCCGTGATTGCCGCGAGTCTGAAGGCGGATGGGCACCGGGAAACATCCGATTCTAGCACATCGCGGGTTCGGTTTGAGGTTGTAGTTGATCTTCCTCATCAAAAACCTGAACAGCCGTGAAATCTATCGTGGGTTCCCCCCCCACCATGGAAAAACAAATGTGAAAATGGACAGGCTCGCCCTTGGGGACAAACCCCTTTAACTGCCGCAACACAACCTCAACCCAATAATTGGTATTTTCAACGTACATGCGGACCTTCCTTTTTCAGGATGATGCCCTGAAATCATTCTTGACATCCCCTCCATTGTGTGCCGGTTTTGGGAAAAACAGGGAGGGGAATATGTCCTATCTTGTAGCTTATGAAAAACAGCCCGGCGAAGCCTCCAATGAAAGGGAGGAGCTCAACCGCATGTATGGAGCCGGGTATATTCCGATCCGCCCCGGCTTATTTCTGCTCCTCTCCGGGCCTCATGCACAGCAGATCCAGAGCGACCTCAGCAGGGTTCTCGGAAACCTGTCTTTTCTGTTCGTTGCTCGCGTAACCGACGACTATGCTCTGCAATTTCATCCTGAGAATAGCGATGTGCAAACGCTTCTGGAAAACGTGTTGCCGCGTCGGGGTAACATTGAATGAGGAGTGCCCTCAGCCCCTCCATCTTTTTGCTCAAGAAACCGTCATATTCGATAAACACCCCGTTCCCGGTGGGGATGATGCGGGAATCTTCAACCGCAAGATGAAATCCCCTTTTCAGTTCCATTGCGTTCATGCGCTACCTCCTTACGTGCCAATACAGCACATTGAAAAAGGATAGCCCGCAGGACAACGGGGCAGATACCGTGAACAAGGTTCGCATAGGGCAAAAGAAAAGCCCCTTTCGGGGCGGAGGGCGGCGGCGGTGGATTTTTGGAACGGCCTATGCCATGATAGCCTCATCTATAATAAGGGGGATGATGTATGGCTACCTACATCAAATTTCTGGCAGGGGACTACGGGAAAGAAGAATATATTTACATTAAGAATAAAAACCAGTTGCGTTGCTCTTCAAAAATGTTTGGAGCAAAGGAACTTTTTCTTTCCAGTATTGCCTCTTGCGAAGTAGCCAATGAAGAATCGGTCAAAAAGCTCGGCGGAACTTTGGGAGGCGCACTTGTCGGCGGCGTCTTGCTTGGAGGCATCGGAGCGGTTGCGGGTGCGGTAGCTGGAGGCAAGACGACTGAGTCTACCGTCATTATTGAGTTCAAAAATGGAAATAAGGCATTGGCAAAGGTGAATAGCCCCATGATGGAGGTTATCCGCGCACACCTTTTTGATGAACAATTGGCCCAAGAGCGTGGAAAACCAACCCCATTTGCACAGCAAAACAAAAAAAAGCCAAGCAAAGCAAAAAAATTACTGGTTCTATTCGTTTGCTTGGTAGTTGCAGGGGCATGGCTCAACTCAAGGCATCCAGAAGGAATCGCGCCCCAAAATACCAATTCCACAAATAGAGCAAAAAATTTAAGCCCTGACTGTGAAAAAATTAAAACAGTCAAAGACTGGGAGCAAGCCGATACCTTCTGGCGCATTGGGCACGAAGAGTGCCGACCAAAGGCCCCCGAATACAATTATACATGGACGCAGAAAGACATTGAGACTTTCATAAAGAAATCCTTACCTACGTACTCCAAACTTGGGGGCTATAAACTGGTTTTTGAAAAAAATTCAAAGAATTGGTGCGCAATAGCTTTGGTTTTCCCCAATCCTCTTAACGAAATGGATACCCGCAGAATTTCAAATTCGGGTATCCGTGCGTTGGAAAACTTTTTTGATGCGAATGGAGCCGTAAAAATTGTTACGGCCCGCGCTTATGGAAAAGGACAAAAAGGGGATATGATCTCAATGAAAATTCCCGGGAAAGAGTCTGTCCATGAATATGTTCCCAATTATCTAAAAGAGTTACAGAAATAACCTCAATACATGATTTTTTAAGGGGGAGTGCAATGGATTTTTCGGAAAGAATTGCTGAGTTGTCGAAAAAGGTAAAGAATCTGGGAGATAGCCTCAAGACCGAAGAGGCCACGAAAAACGCCTTGGTGATGCCTTTCATCGCGGCCCTGGGATACGACGTTTTCAACCCTGCGGAAGTCGTGCCCGAATTTTCAGCCCCCATCGGCGAATATAAGGACGCCCGCGTGGACTATGCGATTCTTGTGGACGGCAAGCCTATCCTTCTTCTGGAGTGCAAGGCTTTGGGCACGTCTCTCGACATGAAGCACTGCAACCAGCTACAGCTTTACTTCCACGGAACGGAAGCCCCCATTGCCATCCTGACGGACGGCAACCGTTACCGGTTCTATTCTGATCTTGAAACAGCCAACAAAATGGACAGCAAGCCCTATATGGAGTTCGTCCTTGACGATATGGACGAAATGTTGCTCCCGGAACTGCGCAAGCTGGCAAAAGGCAAGTTTGATCGGGATGCCTGCATGAGCGCGGCAAACGAACTCAAGTACAACCGAGAGTTCAAACGCCTCATGTCCGAACAAATGGAAAAGCCGCATGAAGATTTCGCACGCTTTTTCATCGGCCAGACGTATGATGGACGTATCACGCAAAATGTTCTGGATCGCTTCACTCCAATTCTTACCGCTGCGCTTGACCAGTTCATCAACGACCGCATCAACGACCGATTGAAAAATGCCATGACGCAGCAGAAACCGGAAATTGTAGAGATAGAGTCCGAAGATACCCCACAAGGAAAAGAGCAGGATTCGCGTATAGTCACCACCGAGGAAGAAAAAGAGGCGTATTACCTTGTCAAATCGCTTCTGATGGGCACCGTTGATCCGGGGCGCGTAGCCATGCGGGACAGTATCAGCTACTGCTCCATCCTTCTTGACGACAACAGGCTCAAGCCTCTGTGCCGCCTGTATTTCAACGGAAAACAGTGGAGGGTCGGACTGTTTGATGGGGAGAATAAGGACGCAAAGGAAGACATCGAAAAACTGGAAGATATTATCCCCTTTGCGGATCGAATCCGGGCTACGGCCTTGAAATACGATAACAAGTAAAACTTTCCAACGTGGCGTTGCCCGCCAATGATGAAGAACATCCAGATGCGGGCAATGCCACTGCTTTTCTCTTTACATTTTTCGCGTTTTGTGCTGTCTTTTTTCTACGGTGCTCATCACACCAACAGTAGGCGGACAACGCCACCCGATAGTATGGCTCTTTTTGTGCCCTTTTGCCGAAGTCAAGACTCTTTTTGACTTTGGTTTTCTGCTATACTTGCATCTTCCTGATGCCGGGTGTCCCTGATATGTCCAAGCGTAAGCTAAAGGCAGGGAGCCGCTCCTACTGGCGGTGATGAACACCCGGCATCGTCATTCATCGGCGATGCCAACTCTTAACAGTAGGAGTTGGTTATGTCTCATTCTCTTTGCTTCAACGATTTCACTTTCTCCCCCATAACTCGCGGCAATCAGCCTTGGATTCGCGCTACAGAACTCGCACGAGCTCTTGGGTATGGACGCGAAAATCAAGTTTCGCGTCTTTACCGAAATAACGCCGATGAATTCACGCCAGACATGACGCAACTAGTTGAAATTACCGCACAGCCCCAAAACGGGGCTGAGGGTCGCGCCCGCATCTTCTCACTTCGCGGCTGCCACCTCCTCGCGATGTTCGCCCGGACTCCGGTAGCAAAGGCATTCCGCAAGTGGGTGCTGGACGTCATCGAGCAGTACGGCGACAGGGTGCCCGTTGCCGAACCTGTGACGCTCAACGACGAGCTGATCAGTGCGGCGGAACGTGCCGAGCTCAAGCTCATCGTAGACGCCAAGCTCTCGACATACCCCGCCGCCGTGCAGGGCAAGGCCCGCGCCGAGATATGGGCGAAGTTCAACCGTCACTTTAGGATTGCCGAATACAAGCAGCTTCCCACTCGGCTTATGCCCGAGGCCCGCGAGTTCCTGCTTTCCGTCCGCGTCCGCGCCATCAACGCCATACCCACGGCGGAATCCGCGATTCCGTACCCGTCGCTTACCACCTCCAGCGTCTACGCCGACCGCATCGCGGCCCTCGACCGCCTCGAAGAGGAATGGATCGAATTCGCGGGGGAAACCCGCTCCCGGCTCCACCGATTCGTCAACGAGCTCTTGCGCGTCAAGGAGAGCACTTATCCCGAACTGCTGAACCGGGTATGTTCCCGGCAGAACATCTCGAAGGATCCGCTTCTCGGCATCCTGCAATCCAACTCGTACAACGCCCAGACGTGGATTGACGCGGGAATCTCGGAAATGAGAGCGGCAATCCGTGCCGCGAAGACCGCGAACAGGTTGATGCTAGGATAGCCCTTGACCCCGAGCACGGGAATGGCTATTGAAAAAAGGAAGGGCGGCAAGTGGTGACACACCTGCCGCCCCGTGGGACACCCTCCCGAGATTGATCATCTCAAGTTTGCGCCCCGGTTGGAGTTCGCACCTCCTACCGGGGCAACTGCGTTATTGGTTCAGCATGAACCGAATCACCACAGCCACAATGACGCCGCCAATCACTTGGACAGCGACGTCCCGGAGGAAGTGTCGCATGGAGTACCCTCCTTTCAGGAGAGTGCCCCACAGCGGTTTTCTATCCTTTCCCTATTCCCTTGTCAAAGAACGACTATCAGAACACCGAGGCGCATTTCTGCTTACTTTTTGCATGTAGAGGACAGAAGTTATCATTACTGAGCAGAGCCCAAAGATGTAAAGAAAGCCCCAACCGTTAAACAGGCGGTTGGGGCTTTCGCATGGAGGGAAGGCAGCAGCTTTTACATGCCTGTCATCTGCGCGAAGGCGAAGGGCATGAGCACGATGCCGCCGTAGGTGGTGCCGACGAACTTCTGACGGAAGCTGGAGAGGTCGGGCACGACGCGGCCGGCGCGCATCTTTTCGCCGAAGGCCAGCGTGCCGGTGCGCTGGCCGTTCACTTCGGGGGCGATGAGGAACATGGTTTCCCCGGCGGTCATGCTGTGCAGCTCGGGGACGGTCACGATGTCAATGCGGGTGAAGTACCGCTTCAACATATCCAGCACGGACACGTTGAAATCGGTAGCCGCGCCGAGGCGAACGGCCAGTTCGGGGGAGAGGCAGAGCTTGAGGGGCGTGTCCTTGTCAATGAGGCCGCTGGACTGCTCGGAAAGCTGCGCGAACAGGGCGAGGACGTCATTGTAGATCTGCACCGTGGTCTTGTCGGCCCATTTCGTGGAGCCGCCCGTGCCCGTGGCCCCTGCGGTGATCGCAGCAGGGAGGTTCGGATCGTTAAGGATGCCGTAGATTTCCTTCCTGGCGACGCCGAGCAGGTAGAAACGGTTCTGGTCGATGTCGATGACGTTGGCGGCCGCACGCTGCTTGGAGGCAGCGAGGTTGACTTTCGCCGTGCTCGACATGTCCACTTCAAAGTCTCCGTAGGTGATGGACGTCTGGAAGACGTACTGCACGCGGGTTTGCCATTCGGAGTTCACGCCCGAAGTCGTGCCGTTGGCATAGTCGGAATACGGCTCGGTCTTTCCGGTCATTTCGTCCACGCGCCACTTCATGTACGGGGTCGTCCAATCGCCCTTCTTCTCTTCACCGAAGATTTCACGGGCGCGCCGGGGCGCGGTCAGGATTTCGATGACCATCGGGTCGATATACGCCAGAAGCTCGGCGGGGACGGTCGTGTTCGGAGTAGTGATGAGCGCGGCGTCCTGCGCAATGCGGGCGCGGTTCTCCGGGGTTGCCCACATGCGGGCGCCCGGGAAGATAAAGCCGTAGCGCTTGGCCTGTTCAAAAGTCGGATTCATGTAGTACCTCCTACGCTCCGGCGGCGGCTGCGCCGAGGTTGGTGCGGGCCTGTTCCGCAGTGGTTGCGCCAGTTCCGCCGTTGGCCACGCCGAGCGCTCCGGTGGCGTTGCTGAAATCTTTCTGCATCAGGTTCGAGGTGTCGCCGCCGGATCCCGACGCTGCGGCCTGTCCCCAATTGCTGATGATGATTGGTTCCCCGATTTCACCTGGCGTCTTGACGACCCACCCCGTATCGAGGTGCGTCCCGTCGGGGGTCCCGGTGCTGATTGAACCGTCAGCGGTGGAGGCAAGGACGGCCTGCCCCACCGTGGCCTTGGTCGTGGAAACGGCCCAATAGTCTCCCTTCACGGCCACGGTGAGGTTCGAGCCTGCCGGGACAGTCAGGGTGCCGTCAGAAAGCAGTTCATAGTTCACGTAGTTGATGACGCGCTCCACGAAGCCGAGCACGGCTGTGGCGGTGCCCGCGACGTTGGTGGCCCGCGTGTTGTCGATCACGCCGGAATCCACGACAGGGAAGACGAAGCGCCCCACAGGGAGGGCCACCGCCGCCAGAGGGTTGAGCGGGGTGTAGATGCTCTGGTCGGGCGTCGCTTTATCGCCCGCAACGCCGGGAGCGACGGAGAGATTGACTTGGGACTGCAAAGGCATGGTGTGCCTCCTATTCTGCAATGGTGATATTGGAAAGCCCGGCGAAGCTGCCGGACATGCGCCCGACGGGGGCCGCGTCACGGGCAACGGAAGGTGTCGCCTTCTGCTTGCGGAGGATATCGATCATACCGGGCCATGCCTGCCGGGGATACTTGCGGGGATTCTCCCCAAGCTGCTCCAGCGCGTAGCCGTAGACGTCGGACGCGGAGTCGAAGGACAACGGGTCAAGTTCGCCCACCAGCCCGCGCACGTCGCGCACGGCACGGGTGAGGTTCCGCATATGCTCCTGCGCTTCGGCGACTGCGGATGCCTTGATGCGGGCGGCGTCCATTGCGGTGAGAGGACGCGGACCACGGCGGCGGAACGCCCTGTCCTGAGCGGCTCCCTTGTCGTCCGGGGCTTCATCTCCGGTCGCGGGGGAATAGGCGAGATCGGCGAGGGAGTCGGTCAGCTTCTTTTTCTGCTCCGGTGTGAGGTCGGGGACGGAAGCGAGGATGCGCTTAATGGCCGCGTCCTTGTCCTCGTCCTTGCCGAGTTCGCGGCGTTCGCCCTCGGATTCGTGTTCCCGGTCAAGCTTGCGCCGTTCCTCGGGGTTCCGGATCAGCTCCTCACCGTACTTGACGCCCTCGGCAAAGGCTTTGCTCTCCTGCGGGTTCTCAGCGTCGAGGCCGCAGGCATCCATAGCCTTTTTCATACCCTCGGACTCATGCTCACGGTCGAGCTTCCTGCGTTCGTCCGGATTGCGCTCCAGTTCCTCGCCATACTTCACGCCTTCGGCAAAGGCGCGGGATTCGGCTGGGTCTTCCGCATCAAGCCCGCAGGCGTCCATAGCTTTCTTGATTTCTTCGTCCATCGCTTCCTTTTTCTCCGGCTTCTCGTCGCCTGTTGCAGGGGAATAGGCCAGATCGGAGAGAGTATCTTCGAGCTTTTTGGCCTCTTCGGGCTCCATGCCTTCGGACAGTTCGGCGACGAGCTTGCGGATGGCTTCCGCCTTATCCTCGTCTTCCGTGATGTCCTCGATCTCCCCGGTGACGGGGTTTTTCTTGTGGAGGCTCAAAAGGATATCCGCAAAGTCCTTGATGCCCTGTGCGGATTCGACTTCCTGCTGTTCCACCGCAGGGTCGCCATCCTGAGCTCCCCACCATTTCCTGAACTTGCCCATAAGCGTTCCTTTTTTCGTTGAAGTGGGATGAGAATCCGCCACCACCACGTCCGGCCCGGCCCGCCCTTCTTCGACCAGTGCGACGTGGTTGCCGCGGATGTTCCGCATGATGAAATCGTAGGGGATGCCCTCGTAGCTGCCCGGCGTGAAATCCGGGTCGTAGCGGTAGGCGCAGGAGAGTTCCCGGAAGGAACCGTCTTCGATGGCGTCGATGGCGGCCCGATCCCACACGGTCAGCGGCGCATCCACATACGGCGGGTTCCAGACCGCGCCCGTGCCCACCGCGCCCACGCGGGTAAGCTTCTGCGGTTCTTCCGCGCTGTCGATATGGTGCTCGATGTGCAGCGGCAGCCCGGCCCATGTTTCAAGCGACGCTTGAAGTTCTTCCGGATCGCGCAGGCCGTAGTAGACAGTCTCCGGGTCAAGCCCGGCTTCCTGCCAGCCCGGAATCTCCCGCCCATAATAAGGATTCACCGTCGCTTTCGTGATGTGCGACGCCCCGACGTGCAGGAACCCGTTCTCGTCGGTTTCCCGCTGTGAGGGGGCCGCGTCGAAGGAGAGAGTGGTATTCATCGCTTCGTCCTAAAGTTTTTGCCCAGCATCCGGCAGGCCTCAACGCTATGTCTGCGCTCGTAATCCATGATGGGATAACTGATATGAGGCGGGAGAGGGGCATTCCTAAATTTGGGGTTGCTTCGGAATTCCCGCTCCTCAAAGAGAGCCAACCTGTACTCTAGGGCCTCAATACGTTCTCTCAGTGCTGCTACATCGCCTTTACTGCTTTCCCAGAACATTGCTTCTCCTAGTCCCCGAACTCAGGGATTACCGCTCTGTACGTACATTGGCATCCCGGAAGCTCGCCGCAAAGCACCTTGCGCTTCACGTCAGAGTCATAGAGTCCTTCCGTGATGACGAACTTTTTCCCGTTCATCATCTGGTGGGTATGGCGGCTCGTTTTCTTTCCCGGCACATGTACCCAGATGCCTTCGGTGATGCCGAGCTCTTTGTCCTGCACCCGCTTAAGAGCCTCAGTCGCTTTGTTGGACTGGTCACGGGCGATAAATTCGGCCCGGCGCCGGGTGATCTCGTACCTCTTGTGCAGTTCGTCGGTAAGAAAGGCCACGCCCCGGCCCATGCTGGCGGATCGCTGTACAAGCCCCGTCACTTCCGTGAAATAGTGCTGCGGGATGGACTTGATGAGGTTGACATTTTCCTCGAAAAGAGCCCGCGCCACGTCGTTCATGGCCCTGCTTCTATCCATCCTCACCGTAAAGCCCGCATCCTTGAGGGCCTGCTTCATGCTGGCTTCCGTGCGCCGCCTCGTACTGCCCACAAACTCCCGCGCGAAACTCTCCGCGCTTTCCCTCCACCGCTTCGTCCAGTAGCGGAACAGGCGCTTGAGGCGGTCTTGCAGGTCACTCGCCGGGGATGCATCTTGTGCTATCCGAGTTTCCTGCTGCCGATACTCGGCGCGCAGCCACCACACGACGGAACGCTGCATCTCGTCGAGGAGAGATACCAGCCGCTTCCGGTATTTCGCCCGAATACCCGCGTTGGGCTTGATGGCGCGGATGACCTTAGCCATAGACGGCCCCGGCCTTATCCACATCGTCGATGTCAGGCATCAATCCCTCTTCCCCGGCTTCCGGCAGTGCGTCAGGCATTCCGTTGCCCTGCGGCACTTCCGCTGGGTCTATGTCGGAGAAACCGCTGTCCGGGTCACTGGCAAGGGACTGTCGGGCCTCTTCCTGAGAGATGACATCCCGATCCATGTAGACGGCGATGGTATCGGCCTTAGTCTTCTGGAGCGTCGCAAGGGCCGCCCTGTCCTCTCCTCCGAGGGGCGCGAAGTCGAACGTCACGGACGGATCGATGGTTCCGCGCAGGTGAAGCTGGATACAGTCGAGCGCCTTCTTGATGCCGTCGCGCAGGACTTTCTCCTGCTGGCTCGTGATATGGTCGTAATAGTTGCGGATGTCCGATTCGCCCGTGGCATTGAACCCGGACGGGCTGATGCCGAGCAGCTTGACCGCCGGAGTGCGATTCAGGGCGGCGAGGATTTCAAGGGACTGGCGCACGATGTCGGTCACGCCTGAAAGCGGGGTTTCCAGCTTGACCACGTCTTCCGATTCTTTGTCGACGGCAAGCACGCCATCATTGGTCATGGTCTGAATCATGTACCGGATGCGGGTATCGATCTGAGCGGTGCCCCCAGCTGAGTACAGGATGTCTTCCATCTTCGTCTTGAAGACGGTCAGCGAAAACTTGGTCAGTAGCCGGGCTTCGGCGGCGCGGCATTCCTGAAAATGCAGGACGTAATCCCAGAGGATCTGCGCCTGCGGGATGCCCAAAAAATTGTAGGCGGGCCGCAGCAGCACCGGGCATTCGTTCGCAACCAATCGGATGAGGCGCGAGGCGTGCACCCGCTGCCCAAGCACCCACCACCAGCGCGGGCGGAAGTAGTCCGGCTCAAGCGGCGAAAGGCTGTTGTAGTCTCCGGGGAAGACGTTCACGGGGTCGATGACGACGAAGCGCAGCACGCCGCCGGGCCTGAGTTCGGCGGAATACGGGCTGACGTTCAGCGGGCGTTCCAGCTCTTGGCCGACGGACCCGGTGTCGATGAAAAGGAAGGCCCCGCCCTCGTACCCTACAAGCTCCGTCGCTTCGTGGAAAAGACGCTGGAGCCCCAATCTCTTGCAAGCCTGTGCGAGGTCGGTAAGCAGAGCGTCATCATCGCCCTCCCCTTCGCGCTTGAACTCAATCCACGCTCGTGTCATATCGTCGGATACCGTCTCGACGCAGGCACGGATCAGGCCGTTCTGGGCAAGGTTCTGGAGGACGCCGTAGCCCATGAATTGCGGCGCAATCCCGACCCCAAGCTCAAGCGAGTGCTGGAGCAGGGAATAGACGCCGGAATCCGCAAGCCGCGCATCCATCGCAAGCTGCACATCTTCGGGCGCGCCGAGCGTCTTCGCAGGACCGTACAACCGGCTGATGTCGTCGGGCGTAGGTGGCAAAGACTGAGCAAGGCCGCCGCGCACGTCCGGGGAGAGATTCAGACGGCGCGACGGTTGCACTTGAGGTATGGAGGTGGCGTGTCGATAAGTGCGCTTCTTGCTCATGTGCCCATAATGCTACGAGCCAAAAAGAAAACACACCGTGAACAAGGTTCGGGTGCATGGATGTCGGACACCTTTCATATTGTATCAATATAGATTAATCTATATATACATGGATACCTTTAGGGAGGTATCCGCATGTACAAAAGCATCATGGTGTTTCTGCTGGCCGCGTTGGTTATGACGTCCGAGGCGCAGGCCGCGGGCAACGAATGGAACGATTCGTTCAGCAAGGCCAAGAAGACGCTGGAACGGCAGGTCTATTATGACCATCGGATCACGCTCTACTGCGGGGCGGCGTTCGACGAGAAGAAGAACGTCACCCTCCCGGAGGGTTTTACTGCCGCGAAGCACGAGAAGCGGGCCGGGAAGGTGGAATGGGAACACGTGGTCCCCGCCGAGAACTTCGGGCAGGCGTTCGCGGAGTGGCGCGAGGGCGACGCGCAGTGCGTGGACAACAGGGGAAAGGCGTTCAAAGGCCGCAAGTGCGCCGAGAAGGTCAGCCGGGAATACAGGCTCATGCAGGCTGACCTGTACAATCTGTATCCGGCCATCGGCGCGGTGAATGCCCTACGCCAGAACTACAACTTTCAGATGTTGCCGGGAGAAAAGCCGGACTTCGGGAGTTGTGAGATGAAGATTGCGGACAGAAAGGCCGAGCCGCCTATCAGATCAAGGGGACAAATTGCCCGGACCTACAAGTATATGGCCGACGCCTACGCCCCGCGCTACCGCATGAGCCGCCAGCAGGCGCAGCTCATGGACGCGTGGGACAAGATGTACCAAGTGGATGCGTGGGAGTGCACACGGGCCAAGCGCATCGAAAAACTGCAAGGCAACGAAAACCCCTTTGTGAAGGGGCCGTGCCGGGACGATGGGCTGTGGTAAACGGATTGCGTAAAACTACCCGAGTAAGAAAAGCCCCCGTTTCCGGCGGGGGCCCTGTTTGCTAGTTCGCTTCTGCGATTGTTCTGTTTGCCGCCCGTGCCGAGACGATAGCCAGCCTCATGCGCGACAGCCCGGCGTCAATCCAGTTGTAGGCATCATATGATTGAGACGCCAGCGCGTCGATAAGCCTATCCTTGGAACCGGGCTGTATCGCCGGAATCATGCCGAGCATGGCGGCATAAGCCCCTTGGTTCAGGCGGATGTACTCGGCGTTGAGTTCGGAAAGGCGGGTTCTGGTTTCCCCCGCGAACTCCATAAACCGCTTTTCGAGATCAGTGAGGGCCTTCATGCGGTCGGCGTAAATTGAAGAGGCGGGAAGCACCGGGGTACGGGCGGGGGCGGGCACAGCGGGGAGAGCGTCAATCTTTGCCTGTACCCACTGAATAGCCTCCTTAACCTGCGCCACGGTCAGAGCGTCCACAGAAGTGACGCCGAAATGGGCGTTCACCTGTGCCCGTGCCGAGGCGTAGTGAATCGGGGCCATGCCCACCCATGTGTTGATGATGGCGGTCAGTGCCTTGCGTTCAGGGTCGGTGCGCTTGGAGATGGGGGAAGGTATGACAGGTTCAGCCTTGGCGCGTTCCGCCCTTCCATTCATCCAGTAGTTCCAAAGAGCGTCGTCACTCTCGGCCTGATAAAGTTCGATCTTGGCCCGGAGTTCGGGACGTACCTTCTTGGGGTTGATACTGGCAAGGTAGGCAGGGAGCTTACGGACAGGCAGGCAAAGCATCTGTTGTGAACCACTTGAGGTAGGTATAACGATGTTCGTTATACCCCACCTTTCCCGGTTCATGTTCAACTTTTGACATTGTGATTGCCACGCCAAGCCAATATTTTCGACAATGGGCTTTGCGGGCGTGTAAGGCTGATTCTGGTAGTTGATACAAAAAATGGTGTCGCCGTGAAAAGTAACGGGGGAAAGCTGGCACATAGGGCCTCCTAGATGGCTCTGATTATCCTTTTGCTCTGACCCAAAAGGAAAAGGCCGGGAGCTCAGAACCGTCTAGGAACGGCAGGGGCATTACTGCTACCCTACTCCCGGCCAATATCGAATATGGCAATAGAATACCACATTACTGGCACGAAAAAAGCCATTGACAAACGGAATGGCGACCGTCCTAGAGGAGTTTCTGAGGCTCCGTAGAAAGACCACACCACAAAAACGAGAAAAAGTAAAGACCCACGGGGGACCCACGACCCCCAAAAAAACAATCAACCATTACAGCGAGCTATATGGTGCGTGGCCCACGCAGGGGCCACGCGTGGGTCCCACGCAGCCTCAAATTCCCCCGATGCGCCTCAACTCCATGCGCGGCTGGCGCAGTATCCGGGTGTCGATGCACATGGGCCGCTTGGTATCGAAGTCGCGCAGGGCCTGTGTTGTGGCGTCCACTTGGTCGTCGTGGGGCGCGCCGGGGAACTGTGTCAGTTCCGCGACGTACTCCCGCGCCCACGGGCAATGCTCAGGGTGCGGGATAAGGACGTTTCCGGCCTCGAAGAACGTAGTCACAGCATGGGCGCGAGCCGTCTTGCTGCCGTCCGGCTCCACGGGGATGATACCGGGCACGGCATGTTTCAGCGCGTCGATGACCGCCGGGCCGTTGGCCTTATCCTCCACCAGCTTACGGGTTGCGCCGGGCCATTTAGCGGCGAGCGCCCGGAACGCGGCCACCGTATCCGTAAAGCCCATACGCCGCCGTACCTGATCGAGGAGGTAGCGGTCGGCCCCCTTGCGTCCCCACACCTGCCCCACAACAAAGTCGGTATCGTCGCCGTCCTTGAATGTCATGTCCCACGAGATAAGGAGCTGGTCGAACTGCTCTGGCAGATCTTTGGGGAGCCAAAAGCGCAGCCACTCGGATTTGAAGATGGCGCCGCCGTCTGGCGTAGGCCGCTGCTGATACAGGGCCTCCCAATCGCGTGTGCCGAGGGCTTTCTTAATGGCAAGGAGCTGGCTCAGCGGGTAACGTTCCGGGTGCAGGGCTTCCCCGGCCTTACGATGTGGCTCGTCCGCCGTGGCGATGGCGGGGAAGTCCACCACACGCCAGTGGTCGCCCTCCCCCCGTGCGGCGGCCTCAAGCAGCCGCCCGGAAAGGTCGGCCATGTGCCAGCGCGTATTGATAATGAGAACCCCCCCGCCGGGCGCGAGGCGCGTATACAGCGTGGACGTGTACCAGTCCCAAACGTTCTGGCGGATGGTCGGGGAATCGGCGGACGCCCGGTCCTTGAACGGGTCGTCGACAATGACGATATGGCCGCCCATGCCCGTGATGCCGCCGCCCACGCCAGCGGAACGGTAGCATCCAGCGTGCCCCACTACCTCGAATATATCCGAGTTGCGGAGGTAGGAACCGTTCCCCACGGTGCGGATGTTCTTGCCGTACAGCGCCGTGCCGGGAAAGAGTTCCCGGTATTCCGGACTGTCGATGACGCGCTGAACGTCGCGGTTCATGCGCGAGGACAGGTCGGCGGCGTAGCTCGTGGAAATGACGGATAGATCGGGATAGCGGCCCAAGGCGTAAGCCGGGAAGCGGCGCGAGGCGAGCTCGCTTTTCCCGTGGCGGGGCGGCATCGTCAGCATGAGGCGCGGGGAACGCCCGGCTACGACATCGGCAAGGAAGGCGTCTAGCTCGGAACAGATTTCCTCATGCACCCATCCCATGCGGTAGCCGGGCATGGTGTAGCGCACGAAGGCCGCGAGACAGCTCCGGGCCAACGCCTTCCGGATATCGGAAAGGATGGCTGGGCTACTCATGATCCGGCGTTTTGAAGGCTTCCTTCGTCAGGCGAAGCAACTCGTCCGGGGAGAGGTGTGAGAGATCCACCGGACGCTGAGACAGCGAACCGTCGGATGAAGTATGATCCAACGCAGCTTTGTCCACGATGCCCCACGCCTTGCGCTCTCCCTCCTGCCGGATCTTGATCGTCTCGGCGGTGATCTTGGCGAGCTTGGCCTTGTCGAAGCTGCCCTCGGACAAAGCCTCATCAATAAGAGCCTGATGCCGATCCCATTCCCGTTGGTGGCGGGTGATGACGGCGGCCTTGGCTTCGGCGGCGCGGTCCAAGGCTTCGGCCTTTTTTTGAGGGTTGCAGCCTGCAACCACGCCCGCAACCTTGGCCTCTGCCATGCGGTTCACGGTGCCGGAAATATCCTGCACCCATCCTTCGGCCCGGATGCGCTTTTGGATGGCCGTCCGGCTCACACCGTACCGCTTGGACAGATCGGACTGGCTTGCCCCTACTTCGTACTCGGCCCGGATGGATTCCCAATCAAATCGTGCAGCCATCGTCGCACCCCCCGTTTGGCCTGCGTTCTTCCTGTTCTCTCAAAAAACTTTCATGCCCTCGTTTCTCCTCTTCCTCGGGCCTCGTACTGTGCGCCAAATCATACTCCCAAGGGGCCCTTTTCCGCTTCAATTGCGGACACCCGTGACCGGTCTGATAGGACACCGGTGGCCGGTCCACTCTTCCAGTACTCTTTCCAGAACCAGCAACCAAAACCGAGGAGCGTCCGGTTGCCACGGAGACGAACACTCCGGAGGATACGAGCGCAGCAATGGCCCTGCGCACTGTTCGCGCAGACACGCCACACTCCTGCGCGACGGTTTCCTGCCGCACGCGGATTTTTCCGGTCCGCTTGTCCATGTGTATGGCGAGCACCATACCTACAAGCTTTTCCGTTGGAGGAAGTTCTGCCTGAAGAAGCTGACGCTGGAGCGCATAGGTGTCCATTCATGCACAGGGCATTCTCAAAACATCCGGCCCACAATGGCACCGATGCAACCGCCAACTCCCGAGAGGGCGGTTATGATGGCGATGGCCGTTGTCCTGCTGCCCTGCCGCTCCCCGCGTTCCCGCGCGCACGTCTCGGCCATAACCGAGATATGATCCTCAAGATCCCGAATGCGTTTTCCATGATCGCGGAGTTGCGTGAGTATCGCGTCGTCAAGCCGCTGGTTGAGCGCTTCGAGCAATGCCTCAATGCGGGAAAGCCGGGATTCATGGTCCAGTGTATGCTCCATCAGCTTCCAGCCTCAACGCCCTTGATCCACAGGAGCAGGTTCCCGGCCTCGCCTGCGGGCAGGTGCACCCACTCGCCGGGCTCGGTGAACGTCTCGCCCCGGTAGGTGTAGGACCACTCACCCGTCACGACGGCCCCCGGCGTCAGAGGAGCCGGGCTTGTCACGGTGGTCGGCGCCGCCACTGTGCTGCACCCACTCGCCGCCAGCGTCATCACGAACAGCAGCGCGATCAGCCTCGCGGCGTTCGCCGTACCGTTGACGCAGCCACAGCGTGATGAGTTCAACGAACGAGGTGAGGAACTCAAGGACGGCCCGCACATCACTTTCCCGTCACGGCCTTGACTTCGGCCTTCACGGTTTCGGACTTGCCGTCAGCCACGGCCCCCCTGTTCTGCCCGAAGTGCGCGGCAAGGGCGTGCGTCCAACGGTAGAAGGCGGCATAAAGCCCGGTCTGTTCCTTGGGGACGGGCATCCAGACGGTGGCCACGGCGCACAGGCCGCACACGGTCATGACCACGCTCAGGGCGGTCACGAGCCACGCCGCATCGGGATACTGCGCGGAAAGGCTCATCAAGGTCGAAAGGATGAAATCAATCACGGTCGCTTCCATCAGTACTTGCCTCCATGCTGGTAGAACGCCACGTCACGCGGCTTGTCCGGGTCGTTGTCCACATGAATCCACGTCGGGGCCAGCTCGATGCGCCGGAATCCGACTTCAAGCAGGGCTTGCAGCATGACGAAACGGGAATGGGAATCCACACAGCGGATATCCACGGCATAGCCGCGAGTGTGCGCTGAGGTGGGCACACCGCCGACCGCCTTGTTGTGCTTCGGGCAGCGGTAGGCGGAAGAAAGGGGGAACGGGATGCCCGCCAGATCGCGGGCCTCGTCGAGCATCTGGAGCAGGTCGGCGTCCATCTTCTCCATGCCCGCGCCGCACCCGCACTTGCAGCGGAACTCGACCGGGGAGAAGTGACGCAAGGGAAGAACAGCCATAAAGAAAATCCTCCTACGTCCAATCTCTCACAGGAGAACAAGAGAGGATCACCGTGAACAAGATTCTACAACAGCCGATATTGCTGCTGTGGTTCCGGGTTCCCGCAAAGCTGCTTTTTGAGCCGACGGACGTACCTGGTGGTCACGCCAAGGGCTTCGGCGATGGCGTCCGGCTTCTCCCCTGCTTCCAGACGGGACAGGATACGTCCTTTGAACGGTTCACCACGGCGCAGGTTAGGCACGACGATCTGCATCCCCCCAAATTCGGTGCAGAGGGCCGCCATACGCTGCCGACCAAGCAACTCCAGAAGAAACCCTGTAGGCTTCCGGGGGATAAAGTATGAACGTCCACCGCACTGTGCGCAGAGGATGACCGCCCCCACGTCACCGATGGCCTCTGACAGTTCGAACTGACTCACCCACACGTCACTCATGAGCACCAACCTTGTGTTCCCCAAGCCATAGCCGCAGTGCGGTCACAGCTACATCGAGGGCTTCGTCGCGGATACGCTCCGGAGTTTCGTGCTCAACGGCGTATACAAGCTCACGGTACTCCTCCCCGATAACGCCGAGCGCATGGTATTTGCCCTCCGCGAAAACAGGGTGCTTCCCGCGTGCTTCCGACAGCCGCTGCATGAGTGCCGCAAGAGCCTGTTCACCAAGTATCGTGATGTCGATGTTATGCACTGGTAGCCTCCTTGTGGGCGTCAAGCTCGTCGGTATAGGCACAGACGCCGTACCCGTGATGAGTTGCCCTGTCGCAGTCGTGGACGGGGTAGGCGTAGCGGATCATGAGGAGGCGGCTAACTCCGGTGTAGGCTGTGATGGCCTTCCAGCCGAGCAGCAATTTCCGTTCATTCATTGCGCTTCCTCCTGTGTGTACACGGCTACCTCCCAATGCGGGACTGCTGCGTAGCATTTCGAGCAACGCAGGGACACCACCTGCCTGTCGTCGCCCCAGAACCCGGTGCGCGACATGGCGTCTTTGAGCTGCTTTGCCATGTTGTCTAAGTCCGGTTTCTTCGTGTGGGCGATTTCGCCGCGCAACATGGCCTCTCGTTGTTTTTTCGGGATCGATGCGGGAATCGGCATCCCCGCGACAAATTCGAGCACGAGAGGTCCTTCTAGAGGCTTTTTCGGGGCGCGCGCAGAAAGGAGATCGTCAAGCACGGCTTCCGCGCTCTTCTGCCCGGCAGACTTGTAAGCCACGCTGTGCCCACAACGGACGGTGTGCCGGACTCGGGCCTGTGCCGTGGGCGTGCAGTTCAGGACAAAGCGGTAGGCTGTCACTGCTCCATCCCCAACGCCCGGAGATTGGCAAGCTGTTCGTTCAAGGGCATATCCGGCCTACCCTGCTTCCTGGCGTCCATCTTCCCCCGCAGATTGGCGAGGATCTTCGCGCACCAGTCGGCGCCCTCTTCGCAACGCTCATCGAACGTCTTTGTTCGCTCAGGAAGTGCCAGTGCATCGGCCTGCGCCGTTTCTCCCCGCCGCAATTCGTCGCAATGTGCCCAGATGTCGGCCACAGTCGGGAAGTAAGCCGAATTGCGGCGGTATTGCTTCACGGCGCGTTCCACGGTTTCGGGCGAGAACTCCGCGAGGTCTTCGGCCCAATCCTCAGCCAAAATTTGCAACTGTGCTGGCGTCCTACCTGCTTGCGGGTAATGCAGCGCCAGATTGACCAGCAGTTGAAGCGTGAAGTCCGGGTTGTGCATGTTGAGCCCTCCTTGCCTGTAAAAGCATTTTCGCCATGTCGTCGTTGTCCTGTACCCGCTGCTGCGCTACGGTAGCCACCCGGGGCCGCGCCTGTTCGCCGTTGCCGCCCTGCTCAGCGGGTTCGGGCGGCTTTCGCAGCCAGTATTCCCGCTTGAGGAAATTTGCCGCCGTGGGGATATATCTGCCACCCTGCCGCTTCCATGCCTCGGAGTCCTCCCACTGCCCTAGAGCGTCGAGGATGCGAGGCAAGCCGGGAAGAGCACGGTTGGACTCAAGGGCTACCCATTCGCCCGCGGCTTCGCTCCTGCCTCCCCGGTGCTGTTCCGGGAACGCCTCGAAGAACTCGTCAAACGCCAACGAGGGCTGACGAGAAAGGACGGCTTCCGGCTCTGGATTTTCCGCCGGGCGTTCAACGCGCGCGTGCGCGTTAAGCACACTCTCTTCTTTTACGTTTGGAGTAGGAGAAGGAGCAGGAGTAGAACGATCCGTACTACGTTCGTTCAACGCCGTATCTACGTTCGTATTACGCCGTATGTACGGCGTACCATCGGCGTACATACGATACTCTTCCTGCGTAAGTCCCTTCACTCCATCATCACGCATAGATTTAGCTATCTCGGGGAATTTTCTTGCAAAACGAGAAAGCCTTGCGGCATCGCTACGGGTATCGGCTTCACTTGCCCACGGGTTATGTTCCTGCCAATCGTGCAGGGTGTACCCGTCAGGGCTTTCGTCAATCCACATGCCAAGGCAGGTGTCGAAAAATTTCCGTTCTTCACCCTGCCAGTCCGCTGCAAGTTCAACGTCCTCCCAGTCCATGCCGGAAAGGTCCCCGTTCGGGCGATTCACAGCAGCCCACGCCCACAGAACTTGCAGGGAGCGTATCCCCTCAAGCCCCAGACGGCGGGCAGTCTTCTTTGTCTTCGGGTGTTGCCAAAACCCGACGGATAACCTGATATCACTGTTCATCACGTCACTTTCCCTTGACGGAACGCCCTGTTACGGGCATACTCATCTTGTCGTTTCGATAAATCCGCATGTTTCATCCCTCTTTGGCCCTCTGGGAGAACAGGGGGCCTTTTCTTTTGCCTTCACATGATCCGTAAATCTTTTCTGCGCCTGTCGGGAAACCAGCCATCCAAGACGCCCCATCCCCACCACCTGTCTCTTATACACATCTCCGAGCCCACGAG